TGTTTTAGTTGCAGGTTGTATTACAGATGGATCAGCAAAGTCATACTTTAATGAAAAGTCTGAATTAAAACTACCTTGTGGGTCTGTAAATAAAAACATCTTATAAAAAGATTTTCTAACTCTAGGATCAGTAACTGGAAAAAATGGTGTAGCAAATGTAGATATTATATTACTACCATCAAAACTATTACCATCTTCCATTCTATATACATACCCATCTGTATGTGCAAACACAATTAATTCAGATGTACCATTGTAATTACTGTCTGCTACAAATGCTCTTATACCTCTAAGCTCACCCCAAGCTAAACCTTCTTGTAATTGTGTAGCCATTAAACCTTGTGCAGAAGTTGTAGTAATACTACGATTAAAACCTAATATTCTGTACTGACTTTTTTCTCTAATAACTATACTTGCAAATGATGTATTTCTATTTACAAAGTTTGTTACTTCATCCTGTATCTGTTTAGAAGTAACAGCTAAACCAAAGTCACCTATCTTATCTGTAGCACTTAATGATCTTATACCATCAGGTCCTAAGAATAAAATGTCACCACCTATTTCTTGTATTGTATCAGGTGCTATACACCCAATGTCCATTGTAATAGGTTGTAATTGAAAGTCAGCTTCTGATGAACCTACAAGTCTTTGTATTCTTCTTTCACTAAATATAATTAGCTGTTCTCTAAATACAACAATACCTGTAATTACGTCACCAACATTTATTGTACCTGCACCTGATGCCGCTGTAAAATCATCTGCTGTAAATAATGCAGTATACACTATATTAGAACCTTTTGCAAACATTATATGATTTTTAAAGTTTGCTACATGGGTTGCTCCAATAACATCTGAGGGTGCATTGTCTATTGATGTAAAGGTTGATCCATCAAAAGTAAAAGGTTTGTTTACCTCATCTACACCAACTAAAGTTTCTGTACCATTAAAATTAAAACTAGCAAATCTGTGTTTTGACATTAATGATCTATCAGATGATAGAAATGTAACTGCTGCATTATCAGCAGGAGAACTTGCAAGGGCAGGGTTTATATTTATTGTTGACCCACCTGACGATACAGTTGCATCTGCTGTTACTGTATAAACCTTTGCTATACCTGCCACTGTAAATGTATCACCTGCTTGAGGTGCGGCAGTTAATCCGTCTATGGCTAATGTACTTCCTGTTTGTGACCCACCATTTACTAATACTGTTCCATACACAGGTACATTTATTCTAGTCCAATTAGATGCAGAACCTGCTGATCTAAATAAGTTACCACCTCTTGCTACAACTGCTGTATCTTCAAAAGATGCTACACCTTCCATGTCTCCTGATCCTGTTACAAAAGTAACAGCTACTTGATCTGTTGCATTTGCTACAAGGTTAGGTGTAAAACCTACTGTAACTCTTTTATTTGCTGTTAAGTCTGTTGTATCTACAGAAGATACAGTATAAACTTGTGCATTACCTGCTACTGTAAATGTGTCACCCACGCTAGGAGATGAAAACATATTTGCTAAAACTATACTACTACCACCTGATGATACTGTTGTAGATACTTTAGGCTCACCATAAGGTGGTACTTGATTATCATCAAACTTTTGAAAACCCTCTATTCTTCTAAATCCACCTTGCACAGATGGTTCAAAGTTACTTAACACTCTAGCTGTGTTAGGAAGTTGCATACCATGCTGTAATGGAGATAGATTAGATATTAATCCACCTTTAAATTCTAGAGGATATGTTTTCCATGTAGTAGGCATTTATAGTGAATCCAGTGATGAACCTGCATTTGTTAAAGATGTTCCAACTCTACCTCTACCACCTGCAACAGGAGTCATATAAGACCTAACGTAAATATAGTTATTGTTTATTAGAAGTGAACGCATGTGTTTAATACCTTCATCAAACTTTTCTTTTGCCACTACAGCATCTTGCGTATTACCTCTAAATAAATATGCATAGTGCATTGCACCATCAACTATGATATGTTTAAATCTTTCAGGTACATTTGGTACATCATTATGGTTCTCTAATTCTACAGCTATTCTGTAGTATTCATAAACTAATTCATATGCTTTGTCAGGTAAAGGTTGTAATATGTATTCTAAAGATGGAGCATATATAATAAATCTTGGAACTCCTTTTACAGGATCAGATTTATATTCTTGATCAACATACTTTTCTAGGTATTCATTATATGCTAACTCTTTTAGTTTCATAGTTTGATTACCTAAAGTATCGTTTTCTTTTATTCTAAAACTCCTAAAGTTAATTGTCTTTGCATCATCAGGAAATGGATATCTTGCTGTACTTGCTGTCAATGTATCTTCTTGAAGTACATGGTTATAGGGCCATTCATATTCTGATTGGTTGATATATCTTACTGAAGCATTGACTGCATCCTTTGCTAGATTATAAAAACCTGATGCAGTAGAAAAATTAGTAGACGTTAACTCTACTTCATTTAATCTTCTGTTTACATCATTTACAATTGATAAAAAATTATATGCCATTACTTATCTCTCACAGCTAGTTTAACACTTCTCTTTGCTGTACTTCCTGTACTATCAGTCATTGAACAAAAAAATGTGTACTCTCTATTTGCAGTACCACCTGCAATATTTATTGTTGCAACAGTTGTTGTATTTGTTTGGGATACATTTTGTATGGTATCAGAAGTCGCACTACTAGATGCAGTGGCAAGAGTTTGTCCACTAGCTAGTGTAGTTTCAGTTCCATACTCAGTTGATTTTACAGACCATGCAACACTACTTATAGTTGCTGTTCCTAAAAACCTAGACCAATCTACACTATAATCTAACTGTTCATCAGGGTCTTTAATGGGCCATCTGAATGACATTTAATCTAACTCCTCTATGCTGCTATTCTTATTGTTCTATCATCTGATGATGATTGTCTTGCTACAAATGTTAATCTTATTTCTTCTTTTACGTTTACTGTTCTTTCATCTGCTGTGCTTTGTGCTTTAACGTACACAACTCTTGATATATCAAACTGATCTTTAACTGCTTCAAAATCAAACTGAACACCTGTAGCAGTAACTGTTCCTACTGTAAATGTACCAACAGCACTAGCTAATGTTATATCAGCATTTGCTGTTAGTGTAGGTGTTCCTATAGAACCTGTAGTTGCTACACCTGTAGGTACTATAGCAACAACAGTTGTTACTGTTCCAATAGAAAGTGTTGCACCTACACCTGTTAAGTTCTGAGCAGCTGATGATGCTACTGCTGTAACTGTGCCTAGTGCCGTTGTTCCTTGTACACCTGAAACAAAAGCTGTTACATCACCTGATGCCGCAAAAGGTGTTTGGGAAAAAGCTACAGATGAAAAAGACATTTAAAGTTTATCCATCTCGGCTTTTACTTGTGACCATGTAACACCAAACTTACTTGGGTCAGATTCCTCTATTGCATTTTCGTTTTCATCAACACCAACAACTTTTCTAAACGCATCATTAAATTTTTCTTCTGTATCTATTATAACATCTGTTCTTATAACGTATTGGTCTATTCCTAAAGAAGTTAATGCTCTACCTACTTTTTCTATATTAATCAACCTTTTATCTCCATTGCTGTTATACCACAATTTTCTCCGTATGGATTTAATGTTCCTTTTTTGTTACTACTTGTTCTACTTTGTATATTAAATGTAATTTCTGAAGTTGTAGTTGGTGATATTACCATTCCAGTAAATGAACCAAGCGAACCATAACGATAACCAGAATTAGAAATATTAATAACACCATGACTTAATACATAGTTTGATTGACTACCACCTATTGTAGTTATAATTCTGTAATCAGTTTGAGCTTCACCACTTATTGAACCATTACCTCTGTCTAACATATAATGAATAATAATTTTACTTGATGTAGATGTTGGTGTTATTTTAAGACAATCACTATCAGCATATAAACTTGTATAGCCCGGATAACTATTATTTTCATGTCCAGTAGATTTAACTAAAGTAACGACTTGTATTATAGAACCAGTAGGCATATTAGCAGTTGCCATAGTTCCTAATTTTGTAGCAACTATTCCAGCACTTGCATTTACTTCTGTATTTGTTATTGCACCAG